GCCCTGTCCACCCTCTCGCTGTACTGGCAGGAGGACGGCCGCCGCCGCTACATCCGCGACGAGCCGGAGAAGAACCGCATCGCCAACTACGAATCGTCCAACGACGCCTACGTCGTCGAGGACTACGGCTTCGGCTGCCTGATCGAGAACATCCAGCTCGGCGACTGACGGAGGCCCGGATGAGCATTGCCCGACGCAGTTTCGAGGCCAAAGCGGCCGCCCACCGGCGCGCGCGCGCCGCCGCCGAGGCCGAGGTCGCGCGCAAGGCCGCCGCAGCGGCCGAGCCCGCCCGCGTCCAGCCCGCGATCGCCACGGCGGTCATGCCGGCGCCGGTGCAGACCCCGGCCCAGCGCACCCGGGTACGCAAGCAGACCACGGTGGAGCAGGCCGATGGCAGCGCCCTGCGAGGCGACCTCACCCAGTACGAACAGCACCTGGCCAAGCTCCAGCAGGACCGGCTGCGGCTCAAGCAAGTGCAGTCCAAGGCCGCCAAGTCCCAGATCAAGCGCGAGCTGGTGGCCGAATACGACGCCTACCTGGACGGCGTGCTGGCCGCCGACACCGGCTCCCCCGACGAAGTGCTGACCACCTTGCTGGTGTGGAACATCGACGCCGGCCGGTTCGAGCGCGCCCTGGAGCTGGCCGCCTATGCCTTCCGCCACGGCCTGGAAACCGCCGACCGCTTCAGGCGCACCCTCGGCACCCTGGTGGCCGAGGAAATCGCCGAGGCCGCGCTGGACGCCCTGGCCGCCGGCGACGCCGTCGACCGCGTGCCCGTGGACGTGCTGGCCCGCACCGCCGAACTGGTGACCGGCCAGGACATGCCCGACGAAGTGCGCGCCAAGCTCTTCCTCGCCCTGGGCCGCAGCGTGCTGGCGGATACCGGGGACGCCGGGGACGCGCCCGGCGCCGAATCGCTGTCCCATGCCGTGGACTGGCTGCAACAGGCCATCGCCCTGCACGCCGGATGCGGCGGCAAGAAGGATCTGGAGCGCGCCCAGCGCCTCCTGAAGAAACAGGCCGGCCCTGCCGGCTGACCAGGCGTCCCCGCGCACCCGCCGGCTCCGGGCATCACGCGGCCTCTCTCCCCGCGTGCGCTGCCCGGACCACCGGCGACCTGAACAGGAACCACCATGTCCGGCTTCATCGCCACCGCCCCGTCCACTGCGTCCGGCCTCGCCAACGACGGCTGGTGGCCCGACGTGTCCGTGCAGGCCGTGCGCGACGAGCTGCGCCTGGACGGCACCGTGACCGAAGCCCGCCTCGAGGCCGCCCTGCTGGCCGCGGTGATGACCGTGAACGACGAACTGGCCGCCTGGCGCGCCGCCCGGGAAGCGGAAGGCCACGCCACCCTGGCCGACGTGCCCGCCCCGCAGATCGGCGGCGTGTCGCGCCTGGTGCGGCTGTACCTGCGTGCCACCGCATGCTGCGCCGCGGCCGACATCGCCGAACAGTACCGCAGCTTCGATGCGACCAGCGCCGGCAACCAGCGCGCCGACGACCTGACCCCCTCGATCGACGAACTGCGCCGCAACCAGCGCTGGGCGATCCGCGACCTGCTCGGCGCCGGCCGCGTCACCGTGGACCTGATCTGATGCGCGTCGCCGCACGCCAGCACGACACCCTCGACGCCCTGTGCTGGCGCCACCTGGGCCGCACCGCCGGCGTCGTCGAACAGGCACTGGACCTCAACCCCGGCCTGGCCGCGCTCGGCCCGGTCCTGCCCATCGGCACCGTGGTCGTCCTACCGGACACCCCCCCTGCCACCGAGCCCCACGTCCAACGTCTTGTACAGCTCTGGGACTGACCCATGGACACCCCACGCGACCCCACCAGCATCAGCCTGCTGACCTACGCCTGGGTCATTGCGCTGTCGTCATTCGGCGGCCTGGCCAGCTTCCTGGGCAAGTACCGCCGCGGCGAAGTGCGCGCGATCAACATCACCGAGCTTGTCGGCGAACTGGTGATCAGCGCGTTCGCCGGCATCATCACCTACTACCTGTGCACGTGGTCGCAGCTGGATCCGATGCTGACCGCCGCCCTGGTCGGCATCTGCGGGCATATGGGCAGTCGCGCAGTCCTGCTGGCCGAGCAGCGCCTGCGCCGCATCGTTGACCGGATGGGGCCGCCGGATGCTTGACCCGGCCACCTTGTCCCGCGTGATGGGATGTCCGATGCGCCGCGCCGCCCACTGGGCCACCCCTCTTGCCCGTGCCATGGCCCGCCACGGCATCACCACCGCCCGCCGCGCCGCGCACTTCCTTGCCCAGATCGGACACGAGAGCGCCAGCCTCTCGCGCCTCGAGGAAAACCTCGACTACAGCGCCGCTCGTCTGCGCGAGGTCTTTCCATCCCGGTTCGACGCCACCACGGCCCGCGCCTACGCCCGCCAGCCCGAACGCATCGCCAACCGCGTCTACGCCAACCGCATGGGCAATGGCGACGAAGCCAGCGGCGACGGCTGGACCTACCGCGGCCGCGGACCGATCCAACTCACCGGCCGCGCCAACTACCGCCGCATGGCCCGGATCACCGGCCTGCCCCTGGAGGCCCAACCAGCGCTGGCCGCCGAGATCGACGCGGGCGCACTCATCGCCGCGGCGTGGTGGCAGGACGCGGGACTGAACACGCTGGCCGACACGGGCGACATCCTCGATGTCAGCCGCCGGGTGAACCTGGGCACCACCCGGACCCACCGCATGCCCAATGGACTGTCGGACCGGATCACCCGCACCCGCCGCGCCCTGGCACTGCTGGAGGCCGCCTGATGCCGTCGCTGCGCCTGCTCTCCTCGATGGCCCTGGTGGCGGTACTGGCCCTGGCCGCCGCCGGTGGCTGGTGGCAGGCGCGCCGTCTGGCCGCCGCGCAGGCGGCCGTCTCCCAGGCCGCCGCTGAACGTGCGGCCCTGCATGCCACGCTGGCGCGCCTGCGGGCCGAGCTCGACGCCGCCCGCGACACGCCCACCCTCATCACCCGTTACGTCGACCGCGTGCAGCACGTCCAGGCTGCCGCCCACGCCATCCGCCAGGAGATCCCTGCCCATGTCACGCCTGCTGCCGATGCTGCCTGCCCTGTGCCTGCTGGCTTCGTGCGCATCCACGACGCCGCGGCCGCCGGCCTGCCCGCCCCGGATCCCGCCGCCGGAGATCCTGATGCGCCCGCCCCCGGCCTTGCGCTCTCTACCGTCGCCGACACCGTCGCCGACAACTACGCCACCTGCCACGCCATCACCGAGCAACTGACCGCGCTGCAAGACTGGGCGCGGCGCCAGGCCGCGACCGAGCAGCAGCCGGGAACTGCGGCTGCCGATGCCATGGTGACCCGATGATCAAGCCCGCAGCGCTGCGCGCCGCGCTCACCGCCGCCCTGCCCGACCTGGCCCGCGACCCGGACCGGCTGCTGGTCTTCATCGACGCCGGCAGCGTCGTCTCCACCCACGCCGAGGGGCGCAGCTTCGAATACCGCTACACCCTCAACATGATCATCACCGACTTCACCGGCGACCCGGACGCGGTGATGATCCCGCTGCTGGACTGGGTGCGCGAGCACCAGCCGGAACTGATGGCCAACTGGACCCACCACGAGCGGATCACGTTCGAGGTCGACGTGCTGGCCAACGACGCCGTGGATCTGTCGATCGCCCTGCCCCTGACCGAACGCGTGGGCGTGCATACCGACGCCGAAGGCGGCACCACCATCGAACACTACCCCGAGCCGCCGCGCTGGCCGGCCCCATGATGAGCGAGCTGGACGCACTGGAAACCTGGGCGGCACCGCTGCTGGCGCGGCTGCAGCCGGCCCAGCGCACCCACCTGGCCCGCGCCATCGGCACTGCCCTGCGGCGTAGCCAGGGCCAGCGCATCGCCCGCCAGCGCAACCCGGACGGCAGCCCCTACGCCCCGCGTCGCACACGTGCACGCGTGCGCGACAAGGCCGGCCGCATCCGCCGCGCCCGGGCGATGTTCGCCGGCCTGCGCAAGGCCCGGCATTTCATCGTCCGGGCAGGCCCGGACAGCGTCGCTGTGGGGTTCATCGGCCGCACCGCCCGTATCGCCCGCGTCCACCAGGAGGGGCTGGTCGATGCCGTGGCCCCAGGGGGCCCGCGCGTACGCTACCCGCGGCGCGTCCTGCTGGGGTTCACCGACGCCGACCGTGACCGGATCCGACACCTGCTGATCGAGCACCTGGGCGCATGATCCCGCACGGCATGTACGGCGCCCGGTTGTACCGCCCCGGCTTACCGCATGGCATGGATGCGCGATCCCGATTCCGGGGCGACCATGCCAGCCATGTCCTTCACCGCGGTCGACCTCTCGCGCCTGCCCGTCCCGGACATCATCGAGCAGCTCGACTACGAAACGCTGCTCGCCGATGCGCTGGCCCAACTGCGCGCCCTCGACCCGACCTTCGACGCCCTGGTCGAATCCGATCCCGCCTACAAGATCCTGCAAGTTGCGGTGTACCGCGAACTGCTGCTGCGGCAGGACTTCAACGAACGCCTGAAGGGCACCATGCTGGCCTACGCCACCGGCGCGGCCCTGGACCACCTGGGCGCGCTGATGGGCGTGCAACGGCTCGTCCTGGACCCGGGCGATCCAGGCAACGGCATCCCCGAAACGCTCGAATCGGACACCGACTTCCGCCGCCGGATCCAACTGGCGCCGGAGGGATTCAGCGTCGCCGGCCCCGAGGGCGCATACGTCTACCACGCACTGGCGGCCCATCCGGACGTGCTCGATGCCAGCGCCACCAGCCCCTCCCCCGGCGAGGTGGTGGTCACCGTGCTGTCGCGGCATGGTGACGGCAGCGCATCTTCGTCCCTGCTCGATGCCGTATCGGCGTCGCTGTCCAGCGACGACGTGCGCCCCATGACCGACCACGTGACCGTGCAGGGGGCGACCATCGTCCCCTACGCGATCGCCGCCACCCTCTACACCTACGCCGGCCCGGATCCGGCCGTGGTGCTCGCCACTGCCCAACGCCGGCTGCAGGACTACGTGTCGCAGTCCCATCGGCTGGGCCGCGACGTCGCCCTCTCCGGCATTTTGGCCGCCCTGCATGCCGAAGGTGTCCAGCGCGTGGCCCTGTCTGCTCCCACCGCCGACATCGTTGTCGACCGCACCCAGGCGGCCTGGTGCGCCAGCATCGACATCGCGCATGGAGGCGTCGATGAGTAGCCTGCTGCCGCCGAACGCCACCCAGGCCGAACGTGCGCTGGAGGCCGTCACAGCCCGCATCGGCAGCGTTCCCATCCCGCTGCCTGCGCTGATCGACCCCGCCACCTGCCCCGAGCCGCTGCTGCCGTGGCTGGCCTGGGCGTTGTCGGTGGACAACTGGTCGGCCGACTGGCCCGTGGCCGTCAAACGCGCCCAGGTCGCCAACGCCATCCCGATCCAGCGACGCAAGGGCACCGCGGCCAGCGTTCGGCAAATTGTGGCCGCCTTCGGCGGCAACATCGCCCTCCGTGAGTGGTGGCAGCAATCGCCGCCAGGCACCCCGCACACGTTCGACATGACGCTGACCGTCGCTGCCGGCACTGCGGCCGATCCAGCGTTCATCGATGCCGTCATCCTCGGCGTCCACCGCACCAAACCGGTCCGCAGCCACTTCACATTCACCCTGGGCCTGTCGGCGGCCGGCGCCCTCGGGCTGGCCGCTGCGGCGCGCCTGATCGCCTACCGCCGCCTGCACCTGCAGCAACCTGCCCCATGACGACCCTGCCCATCCACATCACGGCCCAGGGCCGCGCCGCCCTGGTCAACGCCACCCACACCGGAACCACCCCGGTGACGATCGCCAGTATTGGCGTCACCGAGACCTGGTTCGACCCGTCCACCGATCCGCTGGCCCTGCCCGGACAAATCAAGGCCCTGTCCACCATCGCCGGCACGGTCGTGGCCGCCGACGTGATCCACGTGACCCTCCGCGACGACAGCGCGGACGCCTACGACCTGCGCGGCTTCGGCCTGTACCTTGATGACGGCACCCTGTTCGCCGTCCACGCCCAACCCGACGTGATCCTGGCCAAGACGTCCAGCACGATGCTGCTGCTGTCGGCCGACATCCAGTTGGCCGACATCGATGCCACCAGCATCACATTCGGCGATGCCAGCTTCGCCAACCCGCCCGCCTCCGAAACCATCTCCGGCGTGCTGCGCCTGGCCACCGACGCCCAGGCCATCGCCGGCACCGACCGCACCCGCGCGGTACCGCCGGGCGCGCTCAAAGCGGCACTGGACGCACGCCTGGGCCCGGCGGCCCCATCCTCGTTCATCAAGGGCCTGCTGTCGCTGGCCACGGCTGCCGCCCTGCGCGCCGCCCTGTCCATCAAGTCGGCTGCGCTGAAGGACGAAGGCGCGGGCAACGGCCTGGACGCCGACACCGTCGACGGACGTCACGCAGCCGAGTTCGCAGCGGCCGCGCATACGCACGGCTGGACCGACATCACCGGCACGCCCACCGCTTTCCCTCCGGCCGCCCACACGCACGCGGCGGCTGACATCATCAGCGGCACGCTGAATGCCGACCGTATTCCGACGCTGGCGATATCCAAAGTGGCGGGCCTGCAGGGCGCGCTGGACGGCAAGGCCAACTCCGATCACACGCACTCGGCTTCGGACATCACCAGCGGCACGCTTTCTGACGCGCGGCTGCCGAGCACGATGCATGGCAAGACGTTCCTGGACGACTGCACGATCAAGGGAAACCTTGGACTCGGCTCGCAGGCAATCTATCTGTACGAGAAGGGCAGCGACGGCAGCCTTGGCGTTCGTGTTGGTCCCGACGGTGGGCCGTACGGCTGGTTTGCGTTCAATGCGGACGGAAGGTTTGTCGTGCCAAACAACGGCGCCAGCTTTGGCGGAACCGTCTATGCAAACTACGTGACGGCAAGCGGGTTTTCGGTTGCCTCGTCACGCAAGCTGAAGCGCGATATCAGGCCGCTACACGTCGACGCCGACATCGTCGACCGCTTCCAGCCCGTGACCTTCCGGTACAAGGCCGCGCCCGAACGCGAAGTCGCCGGCCTGATCCGCGAGGATGTCGCCGACATCTTCCCGCTGGCGTGTACCGAAGACGGCATCGACTATGGCCAGCTGGTACCCCTGCTGATCGCAACGATCCAGCACGACCGCGCCCAGCTACGCGACCTGGCCGCTCGCGTCGCGGCCCTCGAACACCGGAGCAACGCATGACCAACACCCGCATCCGCACCGACGCACTCGGCAACCGCATCGAGCGCATCGCGACAGAGACTCACATCTTCTATGACCCGACCCATCCCGCCACGGCGCAGATCGTCTTCCAGGGCGAGGAATACCTGACCGATGCCGGTGGCGATACCATCGTCGCGAAGATCGACGGCCGGCAGTCGCTCCGCATCGAGCTGGCGGACATTGCCGCCAAGACCTACGACGCCGGCACTGACCCTGTGACCGGGGCCAATCTGTCGCAGATCAGCCCCGCTGGCATCGCGCAGATCATCCGCGCGGTGTACGACGCCGAGCACAACCTGGCCCATGCCGCTGGCGTCGCCGATCCTGAAGGCGCAGCATGATGCCTGCCGGGTACCGCAACAGCGCCGGCGTCGACTTCGACGAACTCTTCGACCCATACGAGCAGGGCGAAAAACCGGCACCCACGGGCTATCGCACGTCCGATGGCGCTGACCTGTGCGAGCGATATGCACCGCTCGCATACGGCAGCAAGGGGCCGGATGTCGGGTACCGCAACAGCGCCGGCTTGGACCTGTCGAACCTGTGGGCGGCGCGGGGCACGGCGCAATACATCACCTGGAACTTGCCGCCAATCTTCGCGGCCGGCAATTCGAATCAGAGTCACCCGAACGGCCACGCCTCGTTCGAACTTCGCAACAACGGGGAAATTTGGACCTACGTCAACAACCCCGGCGCGGTCGCGAACAAGCTTGCGAACTACGTTTCCGATCCGTCGAAGCTGTCGCAATACGAGGTCCTGGTCACGAAGACATCCGGCAACGCGACTGTCGAGAACGCGGGGTCGTGGCAGAACCTGGGCACGTCCCGATGGTTCGGCTTCGACGTGAACGTGTTGGACACGACCTATACCGCCGTTTGCACGGTTCAGATTCGCAAGGTCGGGACGACGACCATCGTCGCCAGCACGACGGCCAGCCTTAGCGCGCGCTGGAGTTCCGGCAGCGGTGGCGGGCCGCCGATCTTGGAGTAAGCGCGGACATTCCCGCGGCGCGAATTATCGACATACGCAAGTCCGTATGCACTGCCATTACACGACACAACGCTGCCGCCGCCGCCACCGTCGCGGCAGGATGCTCGCATGACCCGCTCCGCTGCACTCGACCGCATTGCCAACCTGATCCGCTTCGGCACCGTTGCCGAGCGCGACCTGTCGCGCGCCCTGGTGCGGGTGCGCAGCGGCGGGCTGCTGAGCGACTGGCTTCCGTGGTTGGTGCCGCATGCCGGGGCCGGGCGTACCGACTGGTCGCCGCCCGCGCTGGGCGAACAGGTCCTGGTCCTGTGCGTGGAGGGCGATGCCACTGCGGGCGTCGTGCTGCGCGCCCTGTACTCCGACGACGTGGCGCCCCCGGCCAACGCCGGGGACGTGCACCGCAGCGTCTACGCCGACGGCGCGGTGGTCGAGTACGACGCCGCCGCGCACGCGCTGACCGCCACCCTGCCCGCAGGCGCCACCGCCACGCTCACCGCCGATGGCGGCATCACCCTGAACGGCCCGGTGACGATCAACGGCACCTGCGATATCAGCGAAACGCTCACTGTCGCGGCGGACATCGACAGCAGCGGCACCCTCACCGCCAGCACCGACGTGGTGGGCGGCGGCATCAGCCTCAAGGGCCACAAGCACACCGGCGTCCAGACCGGCAGCGGCGTGACCGGAGGTCCGCAGTGAGGGGCATGAGCGCCGCTAACGGCAAAGCGCTGGAGGGCGCCGCGCACGTGGCGCAATCCATCGCCGACATCCTCACCACCCCCGTCGGTACCCGGGTCATGCGACGCGACTACGGCTCGCTGCTGCCGGAGCTGATCGAC